ACACCCCATTCTATAAGGGTTTGCAGACTTTTTAATTAAAAAACATTGGACTATATGGAGAGCTACTAAAAGAACTTTGGTTCGTATATTATTCAAAAGTTTGTATCTCCGATGCATTGCCTAGCTTTGAGCCACTTTTTAAAACTTTCAAAATTATGGAGATAACACGTAATAGGGGAACGTAGTTTTTATATATTTTTTTACAAAATGTAATAAATGTAAGTTTCATAATATTAGAAAAGGAATGAACAAATGTATGATATAGATAAATTTAAAACAGGAGAAGTTGCCGACATAATCGGAGTACATATTAGAACTTTACAGAAATGGGATAATAATGGATTTTTTAAAGCCAAAAGAACAATTACAGGCAGACGTTATTATTCAAGTTCGGATATAGATAAATTAACAGAAGTAATATTAAATAAATATAGATAATTACACGTTCTTGTGCGTGTTTTTATAAATTCAATTAAAACAGTAGTAGCCCTTTAATGGGTGTGGTGCAAATCCACAATTTGCCTAAATGAGTGATACTACACTCTGATTTAGTAAGGAACATGAGAACTGTTCCAACTCCTAAAGTTAATTACAGATTGTGCAATCTGTTCTTAATATATTGATTCATTAATATTGGTAGTGACGTTACACTTGAATAACGTGGGTTGTGTGATACAACCCCTCCTTAAAGATTATTAAAGGTCATGTTTATACATGGTCTTTTTTTAATACAATAAATTATTTTAATTGGGGCAATCTCAAAGAACTCAAGGAGGGCAGAGAGTGAGCAACAAGAAAGGAAAATTATGTTTGAAGAATTAAAAGAAGAATTACAACTTAGTGATGAGGTTATTGAAAAACTCAATGGGGTAGCTGATAAAGCTATTCAATCAGAAACAGACAAAGTAAGAACGGAGTATTCCAAAAAGGTAAAAGAGCTAGAACAATATAAGCCTAAAGAGAAATCCGCAGAGCAAATTGAACTAGAGCAACTTAAATCTGAACTTGCAAATACAAAGTTCCAAAAGTCATTAAATGATATTGGGGTATCGGATGATTTAAGTAAGTATCTTAAATCTGATATTGATATTGATGAGTTTAAAAAGTTCTATGAGGGGTTCAATAAAACTAATCAAGACTATGTTGCTAAAAATCATGCTAAAGATACAGGAATGTCAAAGGAACAATTTAAAGCACTCTCTTATGCAGAGAAAGCCAAATTGTATACTGAAAATCCGTCACTTTATGCACAACTAAAAAAATAACAATAAAAATAAGAAAGAGAGATTATAAATTATGAGTTTATTTATTTCAGAAGTATTTTCAGATGCAATTAATGAAAAATTAGGAGTTGCTCTTAAAATGGGTCAACTTGCTACAGATGTAACAGGAGAAGTTGCAGATATTACCACTTGTGGTGATAAGATACACTTCCCAAAATATGATAGAGTTGCAACAGTAGGAACAGTAACAAAGGGTACTGCACTTACACCAGCAGAAGTATCAATGACAGATAATGAAGCTGACATTAAACAAACAGGTGGTTCGATTCGTGTTTATGACAAAGACGAAAAGCAAATTAAGGGTGCAACACTTGATAATATGGCACAACAACTTGTTGATGCTATGGCAAAAGACCTTGATACTTCTTTATCATCTACAATGGTAAGTGAAGTAACTAAGATATCAGCTCAAGCAAATGCAACTGCTATTACAAATGCTGAATTAATGGGTGGTCTTGCACTCTTTGGTGATGAAGTGGATTATGATACTTTTAGTGGTATTGCAATCAACTCTAAATTACTTCCATCATTCCTTGCTATGGATGAATTTACAAGTGTTGAAAAGACTTATACTGCTGATAAGAGTGGATTAATCAAAAATGGTCTTGTAGGCTTTTGGTATGGTATTCCTGTTGTTCTTACAAACAATGGAACATACGATTCAACAAAGGCTGAATGTGTCACATACATGATTAAGAAAGGTGCTTTAGGATATGTAAAACAACAAGAGGTTGCTCTTGAAGTTGAACGTGAAGCAAAGCTACTTTGCAATGATATTGTTGTATCTGATATGTATGCAACAAAAGTTATGGATGCTGACGGTATTGTTATCATCCGTAAAACTGTAGCTTAATAGCTATTTAATATATAGAGGTAGGGTCAACCTGATAGTTGGCTCTATCTTTATTTAATGAAAGGTAAAATTATGACTAAGATTGATAAAATTAAAGATTACATGGAATTATGCGGAATTAATCAAAAGGAAATCTGTGAAACAAAGACTTACACAAAGTCAAAGCCATTCCTCAATAGTGTATTAAATGGTAAATCCCCAATGCCAAGTGGTGATTATGAATTAATCATGCGTGCAATTAGTGAAGCAAGAGCAAAAAAACTTATGGGTGTTAAATATGAGCAAAATGTGGATGAACAGGAAAGAAATAAATGAGTAGAACATGGAAGAAAGTAAAAGATACAAGGGAAATGGCATTTTATATTGAAAATGGTGTTATGCCATGTAACTTAGAGGGTTACAGAGGAAAACTTTATATGAATTTCTATCAAGATGAAATTTGTGATTTAGAAGAAAATTGGTTTACCGCTTGTGAAGAATATCAAAAGGCAAGAGATAACTTTAAAAAGTAGAATAGGGGATATGAAGAATATAAATTATTATGAATCAATGGAAAGATACCTAAAAAATCTTAAAGGAAAAGAAAAAGAAGAACTTTCAGAAAAACAAACACGTTATCAACGTGGAAAAATGTCACAAGAAGAATATGAGGATTTAACAGTTTATGAAAAACATTTAATTAAGTATATGACAGATTGTGTTAAGTCTGAAATTGGAGAGTAAAAAGGAGATTGAAAGATATGAAGAAACCAACAAAAGCAGAACTACAAAAACAATTAAGAGAATGGAATTTAGCAAAGAATAATTTTATTTTCGTTCAAGATGAAATGAATTTTATGCAATTTGGATGTTATATTCCTTGGTGTGAAAAAAATAATATTTATGGAACTGATTTACTAGATATTTATAATTTTAAATATGAAAAAGATTTTTCAATGTTTGCCAACAAAGGACATTCAAGATGTATAATTGTTAGAATAGATTAAGACAAAAAACAAATAGGTTAGAAGGACACTATGTGTTGATTAAATTTATTATTTTATTTATGATATTCCAAAATGAACAAGTCATTTTTATATAGTATAATATACTTTATAAATTTGATATGTTCATTTTGGAAAAAATAAAAAAATTTAGTAATGCGTAGCATCCTTCTAACCATATTATAAAAAGGAGATTGAAAGATATGAACAGTAGACCATATATAGTAAAAAGATTAAGATTGCTTACCTATCTAAGAGAGCATGGATTTTTAGAACTATATACAAGACCAGATTATAAAAATCCAAACTATAAGATTTGGGCTTTTGATTATACAGATGAATTAAAATCTGCAATAGACGAATTTTATAAAATAGGATATTAAACTAGAGAGGTATGAAAGGTATGAATATAGATAATATAAAAGTTGGAGATAAATTCTCTACAGAAACAAAATTAGTAAGAGAATGTGGTTATCCTAAAGCAAATTGTAATGTATTAAAATCATATATAAATGAAATTAAATGTTATCTTTCTTATGAGAAAACAGGAAAGATTAATCCCAAAACACACAAAATATCTAATGAGGTAATAATAACAGATATATTTGATACACCAAAAGAAAATGCACATACAGTAAAGAATAATGGTAAGAAACCTATGTATTATCCATTACTTAAAAATGCTATTGAACCATTAAGCGGTATAGTATCAAATGGCAATATTTATTGTGATACTCTTGGATTTGACCACGATTTACTTTATCTAAACTATAAAGATAAAGATATTGATAGTGGAGTGTTCCTTTATAACTATAAGTTAAGAAATCTTTTGTCTAATGCAGTAAAATCAACTTGCGACCAAATAAAGAAAAGAAATATATTTTACAATTATGATAAAGGTATTATTTTATGGAATGATACTGAATGGGAAGAAAGCAAACACTTTATTACAAAAGATTCTGCTGAAAATAAGAAGTTTGAAGATTTACAATTTAATTCTGCTGAAAAAATCATTAATGATAAAGAATTAAAAATTCCTTTATATCATAAAAAAGATAAAACTAGAATGGAAGTAAATAAACTAGAAAATTATCTTGTAAATTATAAGTTTGTTGATGTTTATAAGGATTATAACAAAGAACTTATAACAGAAATTAAGAAATCATTTGGTTACAATAAGTATTGCAGAGGTATTAACTTTGGTGGAAGTGCAAAAAGTGTAGATATAACACATAGACATTCAGCCACTAGTAATATGAACTTATGGGCAGAGAAAAAAGAATTTCTCAATATGATGAAAGACAAAATGGAAAAAATTATTGAAGAAAAAGGAATAAATAATTCTGCTGTTATGGCTCATCATAAGAAAATGTTCAAACAACAATTTACTGATTTATATGAATATACTGACTATGTGGATATTAAAGTTGAACAAGAAATGAAAGTAACAAAGAAAAATAAAAAGAAACAACAAAAATGGGAAGATAAACATAGACCAAAGAAAAATGTTGATTATGAAAATCCAGATAACCCATTTTATAACCCGTTTAATTAAATATAAAACTCTACAAGCCTTATATAGACATTCTAATTAACTTTAGGATAACTTATAAGGCTTTTATAATATTGTGCCTTTAAATGGCTCACAGAATAGGAGATTAATAAATGAATACAGAACAAAGAATCGATAAAATAGAGAATAAAGTTGACAACATTATTGAAGAGAACACAAAGGTATTTAATAAACTATCTGAAACACTGGATAGTGTTGTCTGTGCTATGCAAGCATTAACTAATAATGTCATAGAAAATCAAAGATTGACCATGCAACTTGCTCTTAATGTTGATAAATTGGAACATAGAATTGATAAAATAAAAATTGACTAACATTCGTTCTTTTCCTTTCTCATTCCCCTGTGCTTAATTGCATGGGGGATTTTTGAAATAAGAATGAATAGAAAGTAGGAATATAAATGGCAAATATTGATAAGTACGCAAAGATACACAAGGAACACGAACAATTACAAAAGGAACATGAAGAAAAATTAATTGCGTTATATAACAAATATTATGAGTTGGCATTAGGTGGTGATGTTCAAGCCTTTAGAGCATTTACAGATTTTAGTAAAGTATTTATGGGCGAAGATTCAGAAGAAAATGAACTTATGAGTATTCTAAAAGGTGCAAAGGTGGGTGATTAAGTGACCCTTGCAGACAAATTAAAAAAGATAATGGCAGACCCTGTATTATGGATTGAAACCTTTGTGACTATTGTTGATAAAAGAGGTAAGAAAGTACATTTTATATTGAACCCACAACAGAAACAACTTGTTAATGGATTGGATAAGCAGAATATTGTTTGCAAATCAAGACAGCTTGGAATCTCAAGTGTTGCCTGTGCATTAAGTTTATATTATGCAATTACAATTCAAGATTCAAACTGCATGATGGTTTCCTACTCAATGGATTCTGCAACACAGATATTTAGTAAATTAAAACAGATGTATGAGGATTTACCAAATGTAATTAAGCCCAAAGAATTAGCAAACAACAGAAGTCAATTAAGGTTTGATAATGGTTCACAGATTACTGTATGCACAATGGGAAACAAGGAGCTTGGTAGAGGTGCAACACTTAAATTTTTACATATTTCAGAGGTGGCATTTTGTAAACAGGATTCATTAAAGAATCAACTTGTGGCTCTTGAACAGTGTATGACGAATGATAGTGTTACCATATTGGAGAGTACATCAAATGGTATGAATGTATTTAGTGAGATATGGGATAAGGCTGAAAGCGGTCAAAACACGTATAAGCCGTTCTTTTTCTCATGGTGTCAAGATTATGTCATGTTTGCGGATGCCTATAAGGAATCAGCTAAGAGATATAAAAATATACATGGTAAATCACTACCTAAGGCAGAACTTACAAATGATGAACTTAATTATATGAAACTTGGTGCAAACTTGGATATGATAATGTGGTCTAGGCTAAAGATTGCCAACATTGGTATTGAAAAGTTCAGACAGGAATATCCTTCTACTGCACTAGAATCCTTTATAACAAGCGGAAATAATGTATTTAATAGTGAATTAGTCCACAAGAAATATCAAGCCTGTAAAGACTTTGAGAGAATCACAACAATAAATAATATGCCTACAATACTTAAATGTTATCTTAGGAATTATTTAAAGGTGTGGGAACTACCAAAGACAGGAGAAAAGTATTATTTAGGTGGTGATTATTCTGATGGTATCGGACAAGATTATCATGTTATTGAGATATTCAATAGTAATCTTGAACAGGTGGCAGAGTTTAGAACTAATCAATTACAACCTTATATCATGGCACAAGTAACCTATGAAATGGGTGTTTATTATAATAATGCTCTAATGGTAATAGAAAAGGCTTCAAGTGGCTCTTTGGTGCTTGATAAGTTGGTACACCAATACCATTATAAGAATCTATATAAGCACAAAGAGTTCGACCAAAGAGGAAAGACCATTAAAAAAGTTGGATGGATTACAAGCCAAAAGAGTAAGCCAATCTTAATATCGGACTTTGTGGAAATGTTTGAAAACAATGATATTCTGATTAAGTCAGAAGATGCACTAAAAGATATGAGAACATACACCTATGATGGTAATAGTGCTAATGCTGATACAGGCTCACATGATGATTGTTGTATTTCAATAGGTCTTGCGATACAAGGTTATAAGAGTGGTGTCTTTTATAAATAAAAACTTTATTCTAGGAATTGATTTAAGCCATCTAAATGTTATTATGGGTAAATTGTTCAATGATATGTTTAAAGTGGCTCTATTTAATTCCTAGAGTTTTATAGAAAGGAAATATATGTTCAATTATACAGAAAACACATTAGCAACAATGAATATTGCTGATGTTCATAAAATAGAAAACTATCTAAATGGCGGTCATAATGTCCTAAATAGAAAAGACTTCCAATTTAAAGGGGAAACTTTTGAAACCGCTAAGATTGTACTCCAATCAATTAAGAGTATTATTGATTTCCATAGTTCTTATATCTGTGGAAACACTGTATCAATTACAGGAGATAAAGAAAAAGTTGCTCTATTACAAGGTGTCTATAAAAAGGGCAACTATAATAAGGCAGATTATGAGATTGCAAAAAGTTTATATACCTATGGTAATGCTTTTGAGTATGTCTATAGGGATAAAGGTGTCATTAAATCAAAGGTAATCAATAATACGGATGCTTACCCCATCTATGAGAATGGGGAATATGTCGGCTTTGTTGAACATTGGGAAGATACACTTAAATCAATCAGCAACGATATTATTTATTATGCTGATAAGGTGGAAGTGTGGGAAAACAATAGGCTAATTGATACATATAACAATACAACAGGCTTACCAATCCATTATACAAATGGAAATCTTAATAAAACAAATATCTTTGGTGCTTCATTGGTGGATGATTTAATTCCTATTATGGATGAGATTGAAGCACTCTTATCTAAAGCAAGTGATAGCGTTGAAATCCTTAGTATGAATCCACTTGGTGTATCAATGGGGGATAGAGTTGAATCAAGTGTATCAAAGGATGTTACAGGTGCGGTACTCAACTTAGAAAGTGGTGCTGACTTCAAATATGCAACGGCTGAACTTGATTATAATAGTATTAAGTTACTCTTAGATAGCTTAATTAATCAATTTTATACCATAGCTTGTGTGCCTAGTTCCCTCTTTGGTAATAGTAATATTGCCAATGTAAGTGAGGTAAGTTTAAAGCTATTGTTCAATAATTCAGATAGTATGGCTAAGAGAGTGGCTTTTAGTATGCAAGAGGGATTTAATCAAAGATTGGAATACATTAGTAAATTACTTGGTGTGGATGTAACAGACGTAAATATCAGCTTTAATTACAACAGACCTGTAGACAATAGTAGCTTACTAAAAGATTTAAAGACACAATATGATATGGGTGCTATAAGCAAGGAAAGTATTGTAAGAAATAGTCCATACACGAGTGATATTGATAGGGAATTAGGATTGATTGAAAAAGAAAATAGTGGTATGAAAATTAATAAACCACAAGATATAGTGGTTAAAGATTAATACCATGAAACGAACAAACTATATATAGTGCAAGAGTATAATTAACAATACTAGATATTGTATGTGACTTTACCACAATTTTTGCACACGATTACCCAGTAAATTATAACACACGCATTATTCATATTCCACCTACACACTAGGAAATATGAATAAATATGAAAGGAATATACAGAATGAAACTAACAATAAACTATCTACCAAATGAAACAATCACAAGAGAAATGAATGTAGAAGAATCCATTAAATTTAGAGATTTCCTAAACGATAATGAATCATGGAATAGTGGCAGAGGTGGAATAAAAGCACCATTATATTATTCATTCCAATGTGATGATAAAACGATTGCAATTATGCGTTCAGCAATTACTTCTATTATCATGGAATAATAATTACTCTGAACACTCTGTGAGCCTTATATAGCCATCTTATTATTAGTTAGGTACAAGTTTACCAATTTAATATTAAGGTGGCTTTATTTTAATTGTAGAATAAAGAATCTTTTATTATTTGAAAGGATTTAAGCCATTCTAATTTTAATGTGGCACAATTTACCATTACATATAATAAAGTGCCTGTATAGGTTTACTAGAGTTCTGTAGAGTATTAAGAATGATAGATACCTATTGTTGATTGGAAAATTATAAGCACGAAAAGATAATGTTTGTGTGAATAGTTCGTATAACATATAAAATACGAACAGTAAAACATAGAGTTTATAAGGGTAAATGCAAACTATATATAATTATACGAACTATTTACATTGCAAAATACGAACTTTTATGATATGATAGAGGAAATCAGAAAGGAAGTGTTTACAATGGCAAATAAGAAAACCATAGCATTAAGCAAGGAACAGTATAAGGATATAATAGATACTATGAAACAAGGCTTTACAGGATGCAGACCTAATAACAGGATTGCTACTGCATTGGTATTAGAAGCTAACTTGGGTGTTAGAATCTCTGATATTATCAAGTTAAGACTATCAGACATTGTAAAGGATGGTGATAGGTTCAGACTTGATATAGTAGAGCAAAAGACCAATAAGAAACGTACATTTACTGTACCACTTGAATTATATTCATATATTCAACAGTATTGTATAGATAACGATATTAAGAGTAATGATATAATCTTTGATTTATCTGAAAGAGCAATACAGAAGCAATTAAAGATAGTGTGTGATTGGTTAGGATATGAGGGAATTAGTACACATAGCTTTAGAAAGTTCTTTGCTACCAACATTTATATCAATAATAATTATAATGTGGTGTTGGTTCAGCAACTATTACAACATAGTTCTGTTGTAATAACACAGAAATATATAGGCATTGGAAGTAAAGAGATAGAACAGGCAATACAGAACAACTTGAATCTGATGTAATAAGGTAGCATCTGCCTAGTGTGGGTGCTATTTTTATGCAATAAAACGAAAGGAATAAATGAGAAGAGTATTAACAAAACAAGATAAAATTGAGATTGGTTTATCCTGTTGTAATTGTAATAGTACAGACGATTTAGAATATCATCATATAATGCCAATTTCATTAGGTGGAAGTGATACTAATAAAAACATAGCTTGTATGTGTGGAAAATGTCATAGATTATTACATGGATATAAGGATGGCTCGTACATAAATCATGGAGAATTAATTAAAAGTGGTATGGCTAATGCAAGGGATAAGGGAAGTGTGTTAGGTAGACCAAAGGTAACGAGTGAGAATATACCAAGTGTGTTCATGAAATATTATCCTAAGTATAAGCAAGGTGAAATGAATGTTACTGAAATGAGTAGGCTATGTGATATGAGTAGAACAACAATATACAAATATCTGAATATGTTAGGAGATAACACCTAGAAATGGGTGTTATTTTTATGGAGAAAATGTATAAAATTGTGCAAAAAATGAATGATAAATGTATATTATGCAACCCCTATTTGTATGAGGTCGCTATAGCAAACCCATTTTTTACCCACAGATAAATTTTAACAATGACCTCATTACTAATTACCCCATCATTTCATTAAATCTAATACTCTACAATTAATCTGAACACTTATATAGCCACTTAAACATATTCAAGGGTAAATTGCTTACCTTTATATAAATAGAGCCTTAAAATGGCTTACAATTTAAAGAATTTTTAATTAGAAAGGAAATAACATGACAAATATTGAACGATTGAAGCTTGAATTAAGCAATCAAGCATATTATACAGATACAGAATACGCAGTTTTCCTAGAAGAACAAGGATTGACCGCAACAGATACCTATGATAAATCAACTAATCAACTTGCACTATTGAATACTGTGATTGATATTCTTAATACCCTTATGAATAACATTGATAATCTTATGAAAGTACAAACAGAATTTACAACAAGAACGCAAGCCTATAAATATCTTAATGATAGGGTGGCAACTATTGAAAAGAAAATTGCCTGTATGCCATCTTATGAGCCTGTAAGTTCACAAATAACTTATCTCTATCATAATTAAGGTGGTGGCTTATGAATACATTAGAAAGTATTTTCCTAGAATCTCTCAATCGGGAGGGAAAAGATATTACAATAAATGGTTCTACACAAAAGGTATTCTTTAGAAGAAATGATAAAGGGGAAACAGACCCATATATTACAATGTATGCTTTATCTGAATCAGCTATTGAACAGGGTGCAACATTTATCTTAAATAATGAAACCTATCTTATTCTTAAAGAGCAGACAACAGAGAATGAAACTTATAAGAAGTATTCCTGTATCAAATGCAATCAGATAGTTAAAATTATGTATGGTGCTAATGATTTAGTGGAATATCCTTTGTATGCGAAAGATATAAACTCATCCCAATTAGTTAAAGCGAATGTTATTACAATTAGTTCCAAGGGTGAATTTATCTTACCTTTGAATGAAGCCACAAAGAGAATCACAATCAATAAGAGGTTCTTTAGTGGATTCTTTGAACTGGCATGGAAAGTTGATGATATAAATTATAATAATGGTCTTGTGTACCTTTATTGCGAACGTGATGTAACTAATACAAATGATGATACAACAAATGGTATTGCCGACAGATGGAGTTATGAAGATAAGCCTAATTCCTACGAGGTTCTAATTGCTGAATCATCTGTTACCTGTGATACTTCTAAAACTGTGGCATTAACTGTAAGTGTGAAAGAAAATAATACCACAATGGAAACAACACCTACAATAACTTATACTGTTGCAGATGGTTCTATTTGTTTCATTGATTCAAGCACAAATACAATTACAGGTCTTGCAGTCGGCTCTACAACCATTACAGGCTCATATAAGGTAAATGAACAAGATACTTGCACAACAGATAAGGTAACTGTAGTAATAACCGAACCTGTTGTTGTGGAAAATATAACGATTACACCAGCTTACAATAATTCTACATATTATGGATTAACTCAATATGATGAAATGACATTTACTTGTACCTGTGGTTCTAATCCATCATGGACTATAACACTTAATGCCAATGGTATTCCTAGTTCGTATTACACAAGTACGATTGATAACACCAATGGAACATTTAAGGTTGCAAATAATAAAATGTATAGCGGTGCAAATCTGATTTATACAATAGCAGATGCAACAAGTGGGAAATCAACAACTTATGAAATTAAATTAAATGGATATATGTAAATAATATAGATTAAGAGCCATTCCTTTAAGTAGGGGTGGCTCTTTTGTTCTCAATGATTTATCATGTGTTTGAAGTAATGTGATTCACTTATTTCAAATGATTGTGGTTAGCAAACCTATTTACAAGGTTTACAAGCTGATTTAATACTAACACGTTAGGGACGTGGGGGTCACGTGTTCGAGCCACGCCACTCCGACTTTACAGTAGTAAACATCAGCATTTGAGCCACTTTTACAAAAATCATTAAGAAAAAAGCGAACCACATTATTTCAACAAAACTGTTGGGATTGTGGTTCGTTTTTTTTTGATTGAAAAGAGGGTGATGCAGATGAAAAAATTACAGATGAAAGTAACAAATGATGTGACATTTGAACAGGGATTCAATGAGTACATTGAAAATTGCAAGGCTAGAAATTTAAGGCAAGCGACAATACACCATTATGTAGAAAGTTCTAATCAACTCTATAAGTTCATGCCAAGAGAGTCATTAGTTAAGGATATGAGCGCACAAACATTTGATGATTATGTGATATTTCTAAAAGAACACAATCATGTGAATGATATTACTTTGCAGACTTATTCAAGAGATTTAAAAGTTCTGTTGTACTTCTTTCAAGAACAGGGATATTTGCCCCATTTCAAAGTGAGAAATATTAAAGCAGACCATAAGCCGATTGAAGTGTATACAGATGAAGAATTAGCCAAACTGTTAAAAAGACCTAATCTTAAACAGTGTTCATTTCAAGAGTACAAATGTTGGGTCATTGTGAACTTCTTACTTTCAACAGGGGTAAGGCAACATAGCCTTATAGAGATAAGAATTAAGGATATAGACTTAGAGAACAATGTAGTCTATGTGAACATCACAAAGAACCGTAAACCCTTAATAATCCCACTTAATAGAAATATTGTGGTGATTCTTAAAGAATATCTTAAATATAGGCAAGCTGAAACTACTAATGATTATCTTTTCTGTAATGCTTTTGGACAACAGCTTTGCAAGGCTACTGTTTATCGCTCTTTAGCTGATTTCAATAGGTCAAGAGGTGTAACAACAACTGGTATGCACCGATTTAGACATACATTTGCTAAGAAGTTTATTCTAATGGGTGGTTCTGTTGTCACTTTACAAAAGATATTAGGACATAGTTCTCTTGAAGTCACTCAGAACTATCTGAACATACTTACTTGTGATATTCAAAAGGATATGGACGAATTTAATATTTTGGAACAATTCAACAAACAGACCATCAAATTACATTAGAATACCCATTAAACAGCGTACAAGGCTTATTTGGACATTTCAGCATCATTTATGGGTACTTGGTTAGGGTAGAGCATTAAAGGGTCTAAATAAGGCTTGTAGCGTAATTAAATTAAAAAAGACCAAAGAGAGTTAAATCTCAATGGTCTTTTTTATTTATATATAACCTTTGCAAACATGTTACTTTTGCATTTGGAAGAATCATCTTTAAGGGAACTATATTGAGATAACTGATAAGCAATGTTTTTTAATAAACCCACAAAATTTGTTAAAAATATTCTCAAAAAACGCTTAAAATGTTCAACAAGAAAAATCAAAACTCTTGAAACGCCCTATCCATGCGTGTTTGCGGACTTTGAGTTATTGGGGCATATGATAGGGCAGAAAAACTGTAATGGTTGAGTATCTAAAACAGATAATAATAAAGCAATACTATTACAAACTTTATATAAAATTAATTCTAAATTATTGTTAAAATGTTTCAAAAATGGCTAAAATTGTGTACGTGTTAAAAATTTAACAAGTAAAAACCTAGTAAAATCAAGGGTTTGCGGACTTATCCTTAAGTGGGCTAATAGAGAGTGGGGTATTTATAGGGAAACTATAAATATATCATGAATGGTGTAGAAAGCTTCAATAGAAAAAATAATAAAATAACAGAAAATGTAGAAAATCATTTTAAACAAAAATATGGAGTAAATTTTAGAGAATATGCTTGCTCAAGTTGTGATGATTGCAGAATCTATTTAAAGAAATTTGACCCATTGGTTGGAGATTGGGAAATTCCAATAATTAAGAACGAAAAGGATTTTGATAAATTTTTCGCCAAAGAAATGTCCTAAGAGCCTATTTCCCTCAATCGCCCATTCTATAAGGGTTTGTGGACTCGGTGTGATTTTACTTATTATGTAGGATATATAACTCATTGTACCAACTGTGGCAAGTTGATTAAGATTAAGAGCAAAACAAAGATACCTATGTATTGTGAAAATTGTGCTAAAGATATACAGTTTGAACAAAAAAAAGAATGGGATAAAATTCA